GGGTTATTGCTTTGCAAGACTCCTGAAGAGTTTGTTGAACAACGTGCGAAATACTACGATGATTTAACAAAACAACAGACGGAGGCGGTGGACAATAACTTAATGCGTCAAAGCGACCCAAGGATGCCGCTCTTTAAAGAGAATAAATCCTCGACTAGTTTTGGCAAATAATTAATTTAACTAGGAGTTATAAATGGCTTATCCTACCGTTTCAGGCCCTTATGGGTTTCAGCCAATCAATTTGATTGGTGGTCAGGTATTTGCTGGTTCAACTCGCTTATTCCCTATCGCCTCAGGCTCTGGCACATCAATTTTTTACGGTGATGTCGTACGTCTAAACACAGGTGGTACACTAAGCAAAGTTTCAACCACAGCTACCGCAACCGACGCAGTTGGTATTTTCTTGGGTTGTCAGTTCACAAACCCAACAACTAAACAATTGTTGCAACAACAGTATTACCCAGCTAGCACAGTGGCTTCTGACATTCAAGCTTTTGTTTTGGATGATCCAGATGCATTGTTCAAAGTTGCGGTTACCGCTGCTGGCACATCAACAATGTCTGGCGTAACACGTGCAGCAGTTGGTCTAAACACAGCTTTAGTCATTACTACTGGTAGCACAACCACAGGCGACTCGTATTCATCTGTTTCTGCAACTACAGCTGGCACATCAACACTGCCAATTCGTATTGTTGACGTAATTCCAGAAACAACCAATGCATCGGGTTCTTATACTGAAGTTATTGTTAAATTTAACTTTGGTACCCACACTTACTACAGCGCTACTGGTGTAGCTACTGCAGCCTAAAAGGAGCATATAAATGGCTATTTCACGTGCACAACTACTGAAAGAGTTGCTCCCCGGTCTGAACGCATTGTTTGGTCTGGAGTACGCCAAGTACGGCGAAGAGCACAAAGAAATCTACGAAACAGAGACATCTGAGCGTAGCTTTGAAGAAGAAACGAAACTGTCTGGTTTCTCTGCTGCACCTGTTAAGAACGAAGGCTCTGCCATCGCTTATGACAATGCACAGGAAGCATGGACTGCTCGTTATACCCACGAAACCATCGCAATGGGCTTCTCCATCACTGAAGAAGCAGTGGAAGACAACTTGTATGACTCGTTGTCCAGCCGCTACACCAAAGCTCTGGCCCGTGGTATGGCCTACACCAAGCAGGTCAAGGCAGCCTACGTTCTGAACAACGCTTTCACCGGCGGCCCGACCTATGGTGACGGTGTGGTTCTGTGCTCGACGGCTCACCCCCTGATCTCTGGTGGCACCAACAGCAACCGTCCTACGACTGGCGCTGATCTGAACGAAACCTCGCTGGAAAATGCCGTGATTCAAATCGCTGCTTGGACCGACGAGCGTGGCCTGCTGATCGCCGCTAAGCCGAAGAAACTGATTGTTCCCCCGAGCCTGATGTTCGTCGCTACCCGCCTGCTCGAGACCGAGCTGCGCGTTGGTACCACCGACAACGACATCAACGCCCTGAAGAACAACGGTTCCATCCCGGAAGGCTATGCTGTCAACCACTTCTTGACGGACACCAACGGCTGGTTCCTGACCACCGACGTGCCAAACGGCATGAAGCATTTCGAGCGTAGCCCTCTGTCCAATTCGATGGACGGCGACTTTGACACTGGTAACGTCCGTTACAAGTCCCGTGAACGTTACAGCTTCGGCTGGAGCGATCCATTGGGCATGTTCGGTTCACCCGGCGCAGCTTAATCGGCTAAAAAAAGAGGGGGCTTCGGCCCCCTTTTTTATTGCGTCTGTTTAAACTGCATGGTATAAACACAACACCAAGAATTTTTAAACAGCTTGCTGACTGACTTGGCAGACACCCCTCAAGGACAGCAAGCGCAGATTGAGGACATCATCATGGGATTCGCTACTCACCTTGGCCCTTGGCTCTTGGGCACGATCAAAAACACCACAGGCACCACTGCGGGCACAGTTCGCAATACCGGCGCAACCATTGTTGCCCAAACCTTTAATTTGAGCGCTGCTGACGTGGCTGCTGGCTCCGGCACTTTGGGTTACATCCCCGCAGGTGCCGCGATCACCGCAGTACAGTTTCTCACCACCACTTTGTTTGCGTCGGCTACTACGCTCAAAGCCACAATCGCTGGTACTGATGTTGCCACTGCAACCACTATCACTTCGGCTGGCACATATCCTGTGACCATCGCGGCCACATTCACGCCTACTCAGGCCAATGTGGGCTCCACTGATGCAGCAATCACGTTTACCGCTACCGGATCTTCGGCGACCGGCGCTGTCACGGTGTTGATCGCCTACGTGGTGCGCGACTCCAGCGGCAACATGGCCCAACCCGCCAACCAGCAATAATTAATCTCAGGGGCTTCGGCCCCTGCTTTATAGGAGATTGATTATGATGCAGACAGACGTAAAAGCCGTTCACTTGGATGCAAGTGGTGTTGGTTATGCAGGCCGTACTAGAGTTCGTGGCTATCAAGTTGCCCCCGGCGGCACTGCTGGAGAAATTCAGTTTTTTGATAATGCTACTACTAATGCTGGTAATAACCTGCTAACGCTTCACGTTACGACTAACACAGCCGTTATTGCGACATTGATACCCGGTGAAGGTGTATTATTTCAAAATGGGTTCTATGTAGTGTTACCAGCAAGCGCCTCTATTACGGTGTTTTATGGCTAAGTCAGCAGCATGGACTCGCAAAGAAGGCAAGAATCCCAATGGAGGCCTGAACGCCAAGGGGCGAGCCTCCGCGAAAAAGCAAGGGATGAATTTGAAACCTCCCCAGCCGGAAGGCGGCAGCAGGCGCGACTCTTTCTGCGCAAGGATGACTGGGATGAAGAAAAAACTTACCAGCGAGAAGACGGCCAAAGATCCGAATTCGCGTATAAACAAGAGCCTTCGGGCTTGGAATTGCTGAGGTAGTATATGAACGAACACTCCACGGCCATGAAAGACGTCCTAGACATCTTGGCAATATTCTCAACCATTGGTTCATTTTTGGAAGTGATATCACCTGTGTTTGGACTTATTGGCGCGATTGTCGGCGTGATGCGTATCGTTGAGATGGCAACAGGCAAATCATTTTCCGAAGTCATTGGACAAAAGAAGGCCGACGATGCCGTCGACAAGTAAGAAGCAACACAACCTGATGGCCGCAGTGGCCAAAAACCCTGCATTTGCCAAGAAGGTTGGGATCAAGCAAAGCGTCGGGGAGGACTTCCTCCAAGCCGACAAAGGCAAGAAGTTTAGGTCAGGTGGCTACACTCGGCCTAGTTTAGAAGGCGTTAACCGGCCAAAGACCGATCACGGTCAAGAGGCCTTATTTGCAAAAGGTGGACTTATGGCAACGAAAAAAATGGCAGCAGACAGCAAATCAATGGGCGCAGTTAAGACCGCAGCCCCCAGCCGTGACGGTATCGCCGAGCGCGGCAAGACCCGTGGAATGATGCCAAAGATGGCTGGTTCCGACACTGGCATGAAACGTGGCGGCAAAGTCCGCAAATAAGGAGCAACCATGAAAAACGATCATCCCCCACTGATGAAAGAGTCAGCTCCTGCACACAAAATGCAAAACGAGCACGTGATGCAGTACGCCGCAGGGCACAAGCACCACAACGACTTCATGCGCCCCCACGCCGCCGACCACAAAATGTTTGCAGATCAGGTCAAGGCAATGTGCGGTGGCGGCATGACCCGCAAGTAAAAGCACCATGATGGCCAGCCGTGGAATGGGGGACGTCAGTCCCTCAAAAATGCCCAAGGGCAAGCGCGTCGCTCGCCGTGACGATACTGACTTTGAGCAGTTTGCCAAAGGCGGTGGGGTGAATGCTGCGGGGAATTACACAAAACCCAGTTTGCGCAAGCAGATTGTGTCCAAAGTAAAATCCGCAGCCACCCAAGGCACCAAGGCAGGGCAGTGGTCAGCACGTAAGGCGCAGCTTGTAGCCAAGAAGTACAAGGCTGCTGGCGGGGGTTACAAAGATTGAAAGCTCCGCAGCAATCGCTCAAAGATTGGACAGCCCAAAAATGGCGCACCAAATCTGGCAAACCGTCTAGCAAGACGGGGGAGCGATATCTGCCGGAAAAAGCCATAAAATCTCTAAGCCCCGCTGAATACGCAGCTACTACCAAAGCCAAACGTGCAGGTAAAGCGGCAGGAAAACAGTTTGTGGCACAGCCTAAAACAATTGCAAAGAAAACAGCGGGGTTCAGATAATGGCTGAAAAGTGGATCCAAAAAGCAATCAAGCACCCCGGCGCTCTTCGCAAGAAGCTAGGCACTAAGGAAGGCGCACCCATTCCCGCAGGCAAACTGGCAAAAGCAGCGAAGTCTTCGGGTACAACCGGCAAGCAAGCACGTCTGGCTATGACGCTTAAAGGGCTGAAGAAATGACAACCTCCGGGGCTGCTGCGTTCAATATTGACCTCACGGAAATTGTTGAGGAAGCGTATGAGCGCGCTGGCTCGGAGATGCGTACCGGCTATGACCTGCGCACAGCACGTCGGTCTTTGAACCTTTTGTTTGCGGATTGGGCCAACCGTGGCATCAACATGTGGACGTTTGAACAGCAGACGATCACCTTGGTGCAGGGGCAACCCACCTACGCACTGCCAGATGACACCGTGGACTTGCTTGAGCACGTCATCCGCACCCAAGCCAATGTCCCAAACAATCAAGCTGACCTGACCATCACCCGGATCAGCGTCTCTACCTACGCTACGATCCCCAACAAACTGGTGCAGGCCCGGCCAATTCAGGTTTGGATTCAGCGCCTGACCGCGCAGGACTCGATTTTGCCGGTGAGCTTGCAGGCGGGCATCACGGCCACGACCACCCAAATTCCGGTGACTTCCCTCTCCGGCGTGCCCACAGCCGGGTTCGTGACGATTGACTCTGAGCTGATCGGGTTTAACGAAACCCAAGTGGCCACTTCCACAACCCCTGCCTATTTGCTCAACTGCACACGGGGCCAAGGGACAACGACAGCGGCATCGCACAATATCAGCTCGGTGTTAACCCTGTCCCAGAAAAACAGCATCACCGTCTGGCCCACCCCAGACGGCTCTACGACATATCAATTCGTGTACTGGCGGCTGCGCCGCATGCAAGACGCAGGCACTGGCATCAACGTCATGGATGTGCCGTTCCGGTTTTTGACTTGCATGGTGGCCGGGCTGGCCTATTACATGGCGCTCAAGATCCCCAACTCGATGGATCGCCTGCCGGTTTTGAAAGCCCAGTACGACGAGGCTTGGCAGTTGGCGTCTGACGAAGACCGGGAAAAAGCATCTGTGCGGTTTGTGCCGCGCCGTATGTACATCGGATCGGGCGGATAATATGGGTAATAGGTTCGCATCCGGCAAGAATTCAATCGCCGAATGCGATCGGTGCGGGTTCCGCTTTAAGCTGACGGAGCTGAAAAAAGAGATAATTAAGACCAAGTTGTACAACCTATTGGTCTGCCCAGAGTGCTGGGATCCCGATCAGCCGCAGTTGCAGTTGGGCATGTACCCCGTAGATGATCCGCAGGCAGTTCGCAACCCGCGTCCTGATCGCAGCTACACGCAGTCGGGTGTGGACTATCTGGGGTTCCCCGGCGGCGGGTCGCGGGATATTCAGTGGGGCTGGAACCCAATTGGGGGAGCCAGCAGTTTTGATTCCGTATTGACACCAAACAACTTGGTTTTACGCGGAAGTATTGGTACAGTTACGGTATCGGCAACATAGGAGTTTATTATGGCCAAGAAAGAAATGGGCGAGTCCAAGTCTGAGCAAAAACGCGAAGAAAAGATGGACAAAAAGCAAGACGTCGCTATGATTAAGAAGGCTTTTAAGGAGCATGACTCCCAAGAGCATAAAGGCGGCAAAGGCACCAAGATCGTTCTGAAAAAGGGTGGGCTTGATCGCATGGCCAAAGGTGGCGTTACTGGTATGGCAATGAAATCTATGGGCCGCAATATGGCTCGTGCTGCCAACCAGCGCGGTTCTTCAAGGGGCAAATAATGGCTACGTTCAGTTCCAAAAGCATGGGCAAGGAAAACGGGCCAGCGTCCGTTTATGCCCAACCGCACAACTCCAAAGGCCAAGCTGTTGACGGCAGTACTCCACGCAAGGAATACATGACCAAGAAGGTGGCTGACCAAGTGAGCTTGGAAGATCCCGTGCCCAACGGCATGAGCATTGGCATCAACGACAAAGTTGAAACATCCGGCATCAAGATGCGCGGCACCGGTGCCGCTACCAAAGGACTGATGTCCAGAGGCCCAATGGCATGAATTACGCGCAGCTTGTTCAGCTTGTACAGGACTACACTCAGAACTCTGAGTCTACGTTTGTTGCCGACATTCCTACGTTTGTCCAGCAGGCTGAGCAGCGCGTATTCAACTCCATCCAGTTCCCCGCGCTTCGCAAGAATGTTACAGGCACGGCGACATACAACAATAAGTATATTGCCTGCCCTGACGACTTCTTGGCGTGCTATTCTTTTGCGTTGATTAACCAGTCCACCGGGGTGTACAGCTATTTGCTGGACAAAGACGTCAACTTCATGCGCGAGGCGTACCCCGATCCCTCAATCAAAGGTACACCCAAGTACTACGGCATTTTTGGCCCGCAAACTTCGTTACCCAACGAGCTGACTTTTATTGTTGGCCCCACGCCAAATACCAATTACGGTCTTGAGCTGCACTACTTCTTCTACCCGCCATCTATTGTGCAGGGCATCATTACCGGATTTAACACGCCCACTTCTGTTGGCTCTCTTACTAACGGCACGTACTACAACGTTGCTTTGACTGGCGGATCGGGTACTGGCGCTACGGCTACCGTTGTTGTAGCGGATAATGCAGTGTCGTCTGTAACAATTGCCAATGGCGGATCGCTGTACAAAGTGGGCGATGCACTATCAATTCCTGTTGCTAGTATTGGAGGCACCGGGACTTCCTGCTCCGCCACTGTGGCCACCGTAAATAACGCAAATGGCACTTCGTGGCTGGGCGACAATTTTGATTCTGTACTATTGTACGGAACCTTGCTGGAGGCTTACACCTTTATGAAGGGTGAGGCCGATATGTTGCAATTGTACCAAGGTCGGTACACCGAGGCGCTGGCTCTGGCCAAACGTCTGGGTGATGGTATGGAGCGCACTGACGCCTACCGCACGGGACAAACTAGGGTGGCTATACCATGAGCATCGTCCAAGGGCAGACCACCAGTTTCAAGTACCAGTTGTTCCAAGGTACGCAGAACTTCACGACGGACACGTTCTACATGGCACTGTACAACGGCAATGCCAACCTGAACCTGACGACAACGGCGTACAGCTCGACCAACGAGATTACCGGAACCGGATACACCGCAGGGGGCCAAGCTCTTACCGGCGTGACCTTGAACTATGACGCCACTAACAGCGTTGTGTACGTTAACTTTGACAATGTTATTTGGAACCCAGCAAACTTTATTACGCGCTGCGCACTAATTTACAATGCAAGCCGGGCAAATGCCTCAGTAGCAGTGATTGATTTTGGTGCAGATAAATCTTGCACAAACACGTTTACTGTGACGATGCCAAGCAACACGTACTCAACCGCACTTATCAGGAGCGCTTAATGGCAATTGTTACCACTACCAAAGGCGACATGGACGATTCTTTGCTTGAAAAGAAAGAGGGTTCCTTGGATAATGACATTGAATACACAACATGGACGGAGTACTGGTTGGATGGCGAATTGGTTCACCGTTCAGTGCACGTAACCCTAAAAACTTCCCCCGCGCTGTTTGCAGAAGCAGCATCTTTTGCATAAGGAAATATCATGGCTAATACCCAATCAATGTGTACTTCGTTCATGGGCGAACTGCTGACAGCTACACACAACTTCACGACTAGTACTGGCAATACTTTTAAAGCTGCTTTGTATTTGGCCTCGGCGACGCTCAATGCGTCTACCACGGCTTATTCGGCAACTGGTGAAGTGACAGGAACAAACTACACGGCAGGCGGTATTACAGTAACCAACGGTACATCGCCTACGGCTACTAACTCTTCCACCACTGCGGGTGTAGCCTACTGGACACCATCAGCGTCACTTGTATATACAACAGTTACGTTGTCTACCGCTTTTGATACGGTGTTAATTTACAACTCGTCGGCATCCAACAAAGCAGTCAGCGTTCATACCTTTGGTTCACAGACTGTGACCGCCGGTACATTTACGCTGACAATGCCATCGAACACCACATCTACCGCGCTGCTTCGTTTAGCAACAACGTAATACCCTAATGTAAGGTTGGTATGTCAACAACCGCATGGGGCGCGAGTACTTGGGGGAGTAATTATTGGGGCGGCTTTAACCCAGAAGCCCTAACTGGCGTTGCTGCCTCTGGAAATGTGGGTACGGTCTCGGTAAATGTAACAGTTGCGCTTACTGGGGTTAATTCGGCGGGTTTGGTTGGGACTGTAGTACAGGATAAGGTAACTTCCCTAACGGGCGTTACGGCTTCCGGGGCGGTTGGAGCAGTTGGGTTAGCGGCAAGAACCGTAGCGCTGACAGGCAATGCCGCTTCGGGTTTGATTGGAAATGTTGTTGGCTCTGCCCCAGCGCAAGCAGGGCTTAGCAGTGTTACGGCAAACGGAAATGTCGGCACTTTGTCGCCAAGTAAGACAGTTTCGCTTACTGGAGTTGGTGCTTCTGGCGCAGTTGGTACGATCGTTTATTACGGCGCAAACGTCAGTGGGGTTGCTGCATCTGGCGCGGCGGGTTCAGTTTCTGTAGCAGCGCGCAGTCTTGCGCTTACTGGGGTACCGGCTGCGGGGGCAGCAGGAAGTGCGGGAGTTAATTTAGTTATTGCTTTGACAGGAGTGTCAGGCACAGGAAACGTAGGATCGGTTGGAGTGGGGGGAAGGTCTTTTGCTCTGACAGGAGTTTACGCAAAAGCGGATGTGGGGGTTGTTACTGCGGTATATTGGAAACTAATTGATGACATTCAATCCCCGAACTGGCAAAATATCAGTGATGATGAGGCCCCCAATTGGGTTCTTGTCCCAACGGCTTAGGAGTTTTAAATGACAATTGTTTATAGCGGCACTAACTTATCGTTAGCTCAACCAACTACTGGCACAGAATCCGGCGTATGGGGTGGCGATGTAAACAACGGCCTCACAGCGTATGTTGATATAGCCATCGCAGGAACGCTGACATTAAACGGCGACGGAGCAGTTACGTTGGCTAACACCAACGGGGATAATTCTGCAACCAATATTGGTTCCACGACTGCCCAATACGCTATGATTAGGGTAACCGGCACGCTTACTACCACAAAAGTAATAACAGCCCCCTCGTATAGCAAAACTTACATCGTAGCTAATGCGGCTACAGGTGGTACTGTAACCATCAAAGCATCCGGGCAATCTGGTGTGTCTGTGGCAGTGGGCGAGACAGCCACTGTGTATTACAACGGTACGGACTACGTTAAGAGCGCAAGCACAACCTACAACACGGGCGGCACAGTCACATCGGTCGCCGCCTCTGTCCCTGCTTTCTTATCAATTGCTGGGTCGCCGATCACTACTAGCGGGACGCTAGCGATTACTTACTCTGGTACGGCGCTGCCTGTGGCAAATGGCGGGACTGGATTGACTTCCGGTACTTCTGGCGGAATCCCCTATTATTCGGCGTCGGGAACAATTGCTTCTTCTGCTGCTTTAACGGCAAGTGCATTGGTAATCGGCGGCGGGGCTGGTGCAGCACCAGCAACGACAACTACGGGTACTGGTGTTGTGACTGCGCTTGGTGTAGCAGTCGGTTCTTCTGGCGCTTTTACCACCAACAATGCGGTTAACACATTTACAGCAACCCAAACGCTTAACGGCACATCTAGCACATTTGCTGCGGTTCTTTTAAACGCGGCTGAAACCACAACCGTCTCTGCGACAGCAGCTACTGGAACAATTGCGTATTACATTAATAGCCAGTCAGTTCTGTATTACACAAGCAACGCATCTAATAACTGGACACTCAATGTAGCCTTCAGTTCTGGTACAAGTTTGAATACCGCACTTGCTACGGGCCAGACAGTGACTATTGCGTTTATGGTTACCCAAGGCTCTACGGCGTATTACGCCTCCGCGTTCCAAATTGATGGGACAAGCGTGACCCCTAAGTGGCAGGGCGGAACAGCCCCATCCTCGGGAAATGCGAGCGCAATTGATGTGTACACATACACCATTACAAAAACAGGTAGTGCGGCCTACACCGTATTAGCTTCGCAAACCAAGTTTGCATAAGGGGTAGGTATGCCAACAATCATTACTCGCGGAGCAGCCTCTGCAAAGGGGTTTGGGTTTGCTGGCGGAGGAAAGGCAGTTTTTAGCGTTGTTATTTCCGCTAGTACAAAAAACGTAAACTTTAGATCAAAAATTATTGCTGCTGGTTGGGATGGAACTTCTCCAGTAACCGCTACTATTACAGTCAATAGCGGCGTTATTGTTGGATCAACAAGTACAGGATCGTATTCTTTAGCAGTAGATGGATCATGGCCTACAGGGTCAACGTTATTTTTAGTAAATAACGGAAAAATACTTGCAAAAGGTGGCCTTGGCGGCGCAGGAGCAAATACGCCTTACCAATATCCAAGTAGTGGCGGTGGCGGAGGAAATGCAATTTCTGTAGTTGTGCCAATATCCATTACAAATAATGGAACAATTGCTGCTGGAGGCGGTGGCGCGGGGGGCGGTGGACAAAATTACGGAAATGCTGGCGCTTTTGCTGGAGGTGGTGGCGGCGGCGGCGCAGGTTATTCTGGTGGAGCAGGCGGCGCTCATGGCACAGGTACTAGCATTAGTCCATATTGGACGCAATACGCATATGCAGCCAATGGAAGCGCAGGAACATCTACCGCTGGTGGTGCTGGTGGTGCTGGTGATGCGGCTTATTATTTATCGCATGATTCAAGCAGTGGAAACTATTATTTATATTCTGCGGCTAATCAGGGTGGTGCTGGAGGCGGTTTAGGTGCAGCAGGAGGCGCTGGCAGCGTAAGCGGAGGCCCAACCGGATATTATTTAACAGGCAATTCATATGTTACTTGGCTTGCAAACGGAACTAGATTGGGCAATGTATCATGATTTTTGCTAATAAAAAATATGATGGTTGTTATGAAGGCAAACCAAATTTAAGTTACATGATCTGTGGTGCCAGACGCTCTGGCACTACTTATTTAGGCAAATTGCTTTGGGAAACGGGTGTGATGGGTAAGCCGTTTGAATACCAACTTCCTGATTGTAGAATGAAAATTAATTCTAGGATGCCCAAAGACGTTAGTTATTGGGATTTTTTAAAGCAAACAAGAACAACACCTAACGGTGTTTTTGGGTTTAAAGAAGTTGCTCCCCGTTCTTATATGTTTAAAAATTTAGCCGCGCAAAAAGTTATTTATATGACTCGCAGGGATTTGGCTGCACAAACGGTAAGCCTTGCTTTAGCGTTAAATACAGGTGCATTTTTCTCGCATCAATCTGAAAAACGTAATGCAGAATATAATTTTCAAAGTCTGATGGATTTATCTATCCACATTGAAACAATTTCATCGCAATGGGAAGATATATTTGAAGATGAAGGCATAGAACCCCTGCGCCTTGTTTATGAAGATTTAAATCAAGACACGCCAAAAATAGTTGCAGATTTTCTTGGTGTTGATTTAAAGAAAAGAAAAATTGTTGCGCCAAAAGTTGAGAAACAAGGTGATGATTTAAACATTAACTGGAGCAAACGTTTCCGAGATGAATTACTTGAACATGGAGGATCAATAGCATGATACTGATACACGCATATCCAAGCCCACATGGCCCAATTACAGCGCCTGTTAACTCTACTAACCCATTGCACCCAAAAACATATCCGTTTTGGGAAGAACTTGTTGTTGAATTAGAAAAAATTCAGCCCGTTGTGCAACTTGTTCGTGCGGGGGACAAAGACTTAGTAGCCGATGTGCGCAGAACTTATTCGCCCGTAGACATGGCAGAGTTAATGACGCAATGTTCTTGCTGGGTGTCTATTGATACGTTTATACCAAAATTCTCACGTTTTTTTAACAAGCGTGGTGTTGTTATTTTTGGCCCGACCGACCCGCTAGTGTTTGGTTTCCCAGAAAACATTAACTTGCTTAAAGACAGATCGTACATACGTCCAGACCCAGATGCGCCTTGGGGGGATGATGAGGTAAATGATCCAGAAAAATTTGTTAGTGTTGATGTTGTAGTAAACGCTGTTAAAGAACTCCTAGCATGAAGAAAATCCTAATCATGGGGCTTCCCGGCTCCGGCAAAACGTACTTGGCTGGCGCTTTAAAGCGCTACCTTGAGGAAAACTCAACAGCCAAGAATATGCCCCTGTACCGCGCAGGAGAGCATATACCCACCAGCTACAAATGTAGCGTGAAGTGGTTCAACGCCGATGATGTCCGCAAGAGCTTCAATGATTGGGATTTTTCCAACGAGGGCCGCATCCGCCAATCACTGCGTATGGCTGAGTTTGCGCTCAAGGCCAACACCGACTATGTGATCTGCGACTTTGTTGCTCCGCTGGTGGAGATGCGTAACAACTTCAAGGCTGACTGGACGATCTGGGTGGACACCATCGAGAAGGGCCGCTACGAGGACACCAACAAGGCATTTATTCCTCCGAAGGAATATGATTTCCGTGTCACCGAGCAGGACTGCGACAAGTGGGCTGAGTTCATTGGCAACCACATCCTTGATGAGCGCCGCCGCCCTACCTTTGACTGGAAGAAGGAAACCGTGCAGATGCTTGGACGCTGGCAGCCGTGGCATCCGGGCCATCGCGCTTTGTTTGACCGCGCTATCGCCAAGACAGGTCAAGTGGTCATCCAGATCCGTGACTGCCAAGGCTGGAACGGCTCCAACCCCTTTGCCGCCGAGCAGGTTAAAGACCTGATTAAACGTGATTTAGACCCTCTGTATCAGGGCCAGTATGAGATCCAGCTCGTGCCTAACGTGGTGAACATCACCTATGGACGAGATGTGGGCTACAAGATTGAACAAGAAGTGTTTGATGCAGCCACTCATGCTATTTCTGCCACAGAGATCAGGAAAAAAATGGGCGTTTAAATGATCGACCCAATTACCGCTTTTGCCACAGCCCAAGCGGCGGTCAAAGGGGTTCAAGCCGCCATTAAATTAGGCAAGGATATCCACGCCATCACTGGCGAGGCAATGAAGTTTTTTGAGGCTAAGGATGTTGTCCAGCGGGCAGCGTCCAAGCCAAAGACAGGGTTTGCGGGGTCGGATACAGCTCAGGCGTTTGAGATTGTCATGCAGGCCAAGCGGCTGGATGATGCTGAGAAGGAACTGAACCAGTGGCTTGTGCTTAATGGTCATGCGGATGTTTGGCAGCAGCTACTCATCACCAGAAACGACCTGATCCAAAAGCGCAAGGCGCAGGAAATCTTGGACGAAAAGAACGCAGCGGCTAAAAAGAAAGAGTTGGACGAGTTAATCAACTGGCTCCTTGGTGGGGCCATAGTTATTTTGGTACTTGGGCTTATCCTCTGGTGGCTCACTATGTTGTTGGAGAAACACTGATGCTTACGATCCTCTCGACCCTGATCTCGTTCCTGATGGGCGGCCTGCCAAAGCTGCTGGACTTTTTCCAAGACCGGCAGGACAAACGCCACGAACTGGATTTGGCCCGGATGCAGATTGAGCGGGAGCTTGAGTTACGCAAGGCTGGCTTTGAGGCGCAGGAACGGATTGAGCAGATACACAGCGCCCAACTGGAGATGGAGACTACTGCCAAGGGTAACGAGAATCTGGTCAACGCCCAAGTCGCTGAGATGAACGCCATTTACCAGCACGACGAGTCGCTTAATGAGGGAACCAGCCAGTGGATGAAGAACCTCCGTGCAGGTGTCCGCAGCTTCATTACCCTTGGATTCTTCTTCTTATTGTGTTTTGTGGATGTTGGTTTGTTCATTTATGGCTACAACCACGGCGTTGAATTTCCTGTTTTAGCTGACCGTCTTTGGGATTCCAACACCCAAGCGCTGTTTGCCAGTATTGTGGCGTTTCACTTTGGGGGCCGGGCCTTTGGAAAATGATCTGGACTCTGGTGCTTATATCGGGAATTAATATGCAGTACGTCACTACGGTTGGGTACTTTGAATACGAGACCGCCTGCCAGAAAGCGGCTCAGGAATGGCGTGATCTGGGATACAAAGTCGGTTGCGTACAGACGGTGAAACGCAAATGAAAGTATCTGCCAAAGCGTTGGGGGTAATCAAGCACCACGAGGGAACTCGCCAACGTGCATATCGCTGCCCCGCAAAACTTTGGACAATTGGCGTAGGCCATGTGCTTTACCCCGAGCAGGGTAAGCTAAAACTTGAGCAGCGGGATACGTTCCCCCTGCGCCCAGAGGATGATAGGGTTTTCCCTATGGAGGAAGTAGATGGAATACTTGCAGCAGATTTGGCTCGATTTGAGCGCGGGGTCGAGCAATTCTGTCCTGTCAGCCTTACACAAGGTATGTTTGATGGGCTTGTCAGTTTCTCTTTTAACTGCGGCCTTGGGACACTCCAGCGTTCTACGCTTCGCCAGAAACTGTTACGCGGGGATAAAGCGGGCGCTGCGGATGAGTTCTTGAAGTATTGCATGGGTGGGGGTAAAATCCTCAAAGGGTTGCAGAACCGCCGCATTGACGAGCGTGCCCTTTTCCTGTCTTAGGATGTGCGATGCCTCTACAAAAGCTGATTTTTAAACCCGGCGTAAACCGTGAAAATACCCGCTACTTGAATGAAAGTGGCTGGTACGAAAGCGACAAGATCCGGTTTCGCCAAGGTACCCCCGAGAAAATCGGCGGGTGGATCCAGTATTCCGCGTCCACTTTCCTTGGGGTTTGCCGCAACCTGTGGAACTGGATAACCACCTCTAATGTCAACTATGTTTCCTTGGGCACCAACCTTAAGTTTTACATAACAACAGGGGGCGCATACTATGACATCACTCCCGTACGCCTAACCCTAACCCTTGGTGCAAACCCATTTGCGACAAACACTGCCACCAACTCTGGCGGAAAAACAACAATCACAGTGACGCACACAGCACACGGCGCTACTGTCAACGACTTCGTAAGTTTTTCTGGGGCCACTGCGGTTGCCAGCGTTACAGTCAGTGGGTCTTACCAAATTCTTACAGTGCCTACGGCGAACACGTACACCATCCAAGCCACAGGAACAGCTACAAGTTCCACAAGCGGCGGGGGCAGCTCAGTAGTCGCAACCTACCAAATTAGTACCGGCCCTGCAATCCAAACGCCTTATTACGGCTGGGGTGCTTCAACTTGGGGGGCTGGAACTTGGGGTAATGGCGGCACGGTTAAGGCGGATATCCGCCTGTGGAGCGCCTACAACTTTGGGGAAAACCTACTGTACGGCCCGCGCGGGGGTGGCATTTATTACTGGCAGGTGAGCAATACCACGGCAAATCCGGGGGTGCTCTTGTCTAGTTTGGGCGGAAACGTAACCATCACTATCGCCTCCCCCGCCGTCGTTACATACACCACTGCACTGACGGACGGAACAGCCATCCAGTTCGGTACCACCGGGGCGCTGCCCACGGGAATCACGGCGGGCACGACGTACTACATTAACAACCTTGATGGCCTGACATCCCAGTTGCTCGACGCCAACGGCAACACGGTCAACACTTCGGGCTCCCAGTCCGGCACCCAGTACATATCCAATCTGGTGGACGTTCCAACTATACAAAATAACATCTTGGTCTCGGATGCATCTCGGTTCGTGTTTGTCTTTGGCACCAATAACTACGGCAGCAGCACAATTGACCCAATGCTGATTCGCTGGTCGGATCAGGAAAACCCCTACGCTTGGACGCCAGACGCTACAAATCAAGCAGGCAGTATCCGGCTTTCCCACGGTTCGCAGATAGTTACGGTTGTCCAAACCCGCCAAGAAGTGTTTGTGATTACCGATCAGGCCGTGTACGGCCTGCAATACATTGGAACGCCCTACGTCTGGCAGACCCAAATCTTGGGCGACAATATCTCCATCATAGGGCCAAATGCTGCGGCGCTGGCTTCGGGCGTTATTTTCTGGATGGGCATCGACAAGTTCTACCGTTACGATGGCCGGGTACAAACTCAGAACTGCGACCTGCGCAAGTACATCTTCAATGACATCAACTTGTACCAAAATCAGCAGGTGTTTGCCAGCACGGTCGAGGCGTTTAACGAGGTCTGGTGGTTCTACTGCTCGGCAGACAGCTCGACGATCAACCGGTATGTGGTGTACAACTACCTTGAGAACACTTGGTATTACGGCACGATGGCGCGCACCGCTTGGATTGATTCCGGTCTTCAGCCTAGCCCGCTAGCCACGACTTACAACGGCTACACCGTAAGGCACGAGCAAGGTAACGACGATGTTGAGACGGGCACTTCAGCACCCATTGTGGCGTATGTGTCTTCCTCCGAGTTTGACATTGGTGATGGAGACCACTACTCGTTCATTTGGCGCGTACTACCGGACTTGACTTTCAGCGGAACCACCAGCGGGTACACCGGCCAGACTACGATGACGCTGTACCCCATGCAGAACTCAGGATCGGGCGCAAGCACTCCGGGCGTGATGGGCGTTACCCAAGGTACGGACTACAACATTACCGAAGAGTTCACGGGGATTGTATATACACGGGTTCGCGGGCGGCAGTTGATCTTTAAGATCGGCAGCAGCAACCTTGGTACGGCTTGGCAGTTGGGTGCTCCTAGGATAGATATCCGCCCGGATGGACGTAGGTAGTATGGCGTACATTATTAGCACCAAAAATCCAATTAACAAGTTTGCCGCGCCTAACTTGCCATTGGCTACGCCGGAGTATGATCGGCAGTATATAGATCAGCTCAACAACATTTTTCGGCTGTATTTTAATCAATTAACCAATTTAGCGCAGCAATTAACGACACATGACGTTATACCGCCATTAAAAAACTATACAGTGGCTACGTTGCCTAGCGCAGCGACTTCAGGCGCAGGTGCTCGATCTTTTGTGACTGACGCGCTAGCCCCCACTTTTGGCGCTACGGTCGTAACCGGCGGCGCTGTTGCTGTCCCCGTATATTCAGACGGAACTAACTGGAAAGTTGGTTGACATGATAATATCGGATAACCCCCCTTTTAAGAGGCAAATATGAGCCTGCAAGTACTAGCAAACCACATGGCCGCGCAGGGTCGCGGGCCTGACTCCACGCTCGTCCACATGTCACCCAAAGAGGTGCAGAGCCTCCAACATCTGGCTCAGGCCCACGGCGGCACACTGACTATTAATCCCGAAACGGGACTACCCGAAGCCGGGTTCTTGGACAACCTGCTGCCCACGCTGGCTGGCGCGGCTCTTGCTTTTGTTGCTCCCGAGGCTATGGGGGCTGTTGGTGGGATGTTTGGCGGCGGTGCCGCGCTGGGTGCTGGTTTGACCGTTGGGGGTATCGACTCGCTGGCCACTGGTAGTTTGTCGCACGGGCTGATGTCCGGCCTTGGCGCTTGGGGCGGCGCTGGTATTGAAGGCGGTTTGGCTAATGCGGGAACAAGTGCGATGGCGCAGGCTGCTGAAAATCAAACGGCGGAAGAAACTGCCCGCCTTGCCGCCAAAGAAGCGATGAACCCGGCCAACATTTTGGCCAACCGGGGCGCTACAGATATTGCATCTCAAATGGCAGGCACTCAAAACCCTATGACCGCCGGTCTGGAACAAGCAGCATCAAACCCCTTGGGAGTGGCAAAGTCAATTGGTTGGAAGCCCATGGCTGCGGCTGCGTTGCCCGTGCTGGCAAATATCAATACCACAACCCCGCTGCCCACCAGCACCAATACACCCCAGTACATCCGCCCGTTTGCGTACGACCCACGCACCCAAGGCTTGCAGTCGTTGGGAATTAGAGACGCTTCTACCGTGCACTTGGCTGGCGGCGGTGCGGTTCGGTTTGACGGTGGTGGCCCTACTAGGACTCCGGTCTGGGGGCCGGATGGAAAAAAGTATCTTGACGCGTCTACTGCATTAGCCGCAGGCGTAACAAACTACACAACAACAGACCCCGGTACAGCCACCACTCCCGTAGCCCCATCTGCAACTTCTGTAACTAGCCAAAAATCTTTGTCCGGCGCGGATATGGGGTACGGAACCGATCTTAGCCCGCAACTAGCTGAGCGCCCAGTTCTCGGAATTAACCGCCCCCCGATTGGCAACTTTGCAACGCAGGGTGTTGGCGACAACACCAAGCAGCCGTTTTCGCTTAACACGTTGCGTTATTTCCAAAATAACCCTGATGCGCATGCCGCATACATGGCAGATTCACGTGGCCTAAGCCCCAACCAATACGCAACTTACCACTACAACACAATCGGCGCTGCTCAGGGCCGGGCTTCACCAGCTGCGTTGCACCCCAACTACAGTATGACGGGTGACTCTGCTGATGCGTACAACTATTTGATGGGCTACGGCCCCTCCGGCAACCGAGTACCTACACCTGTCTCGCCTACACCTGTCTCGCCTACACCTGTTTCGCCAAATCCGGTTACCCCCACGCCTACAGGCCCAGTAACCCCTGTATATGTACCCACACCTGTAAGCCCAACGCCTGTAAGCCCAACGCCAGTAAGCCCAACGCCTGTAAGCCCAACGCCAGTAAGCCCAACGCCAGTAAGCCCGACTCCTGTAAGCCCAACGCCTGTAAGCCCAACGCCAGTAAGCCCAACGCCAGTAAGCCCAACGCCAGTAAGCCCAACGCCAGTAAGCCCAACGCCTGTAAGCCCAACGCCAGTACCCGATATCCCGGTGCCCGGAATCCCCACGCCGACCAACATCGACGATATAACCAAGTACTTAACTACCGGCAACACGGTAACAACTACTCCAACGCCTACGCCAGATACCACGGTGACGACCAATCCTGCGGTTACGTACACCAACGAACAGATCCAAAATGCTATTGACGCATCAAAAGCGCAGGGGTTTACTGACGACCAAATTCGACAAGGCGCGGCAAAATACGGCGTTAACGACTTGACTAAGTACTTAACGGAAACACCGGTAACGCCCGTATCCCCAACACCGGTGGCTCCGACTCCAGTAAGCCCAACTCCCGTTGCAGAAACACCGGTAACAGAAAGCAATACCGCATTGTCCCAAGCCGATTTGGACGCCATAGCTGCGCACGACCGAGTTATTTCTGGAACAGGTGGAATTACAAACATTATTACTAGTGGAAACCCCGGGCCGGGCGGAGATCCCAACAACCCACCCGTACCATCCGGCACGCCTGTTGGTTGGAGCACTGGCGTAGTAGATGCAAACGGCAACCCCGTCATAAATTCTTCGTCGGGCGATCAGCAAGGAGCTTTCCCTCCCACGGTTTTAAATATTAACGAAACACCCCCTTCAGCTGAAGAAGCCGCAATTATTGCGATGGAAAATGCTGCAAAAGCACAACGGACAGAAGCCCAAAATGCCACTAATGCTGCGGTGCAATCTACTTTAGGAAATTCGCAAGACCGTTATGAGCCAAACACAACAGGCATCGAATCACTAGTCCCTTCCGGCACCACAATGCCTGTTGGCGGAACACTAACAGACCAACCTGCGTTTGACCAACCAGACTTTGCGGGGGGTATTGCTGGTGGTAGTGGTGTAAATAACCAAGAGCTAAACGTACTTCCTGAAGCCAAAGGCGGTTTGCTTTCGTTGGCTATGGGCGGTATGGCCCAAGGCGGGATGTATAACTTAGGCTCATATTCTGATGGTGGTCGGTTATTGCGTGGCCCCGGTGACGGCGTATCTGACAGCATCCCTGCAACCATTGGGCAACATCAGCCAGCGCGCTTGGCAGACGGAGAGTTTGTAGTGCCTGCGCGGATTGTTTCGGAGTTGGGCAACGGTTCGACCGAAGCTGGGGCGCGTAAGCTTTACGACATGATGGCCCGTGTCCAGCAGGCCCGAGGCAAAACCATGGGCAAAAATAGCGTAGCCGTAAATAGCCGTGCAGATAGGCACCTGCCGGTATGAAGTTAGAAGTCGTCGATCTGGCTTGGGTACACCGCGTCTGGGACGCGGCAAAACCCCACGTTGCTTCGGCGCTGGAGTATTCCAAGGGCGACTACACTGTCGATCAGGTTAAAGCCTATGTGGCCCAAGGGCAGTGGGCGTTGCTAGTTGTGACAGAAGATGAGAAAATCCACGGGGCGGTTACCGTAGAGTTTTTTAATAGGGCAAACGATCGCGTAGCCTTTATTACGGCAATTGGGGGCAAACTGATTTCAAACCCCGACACTTTTGCTCAGTTAAAGGCATACGCAGTAAGTATGGGCGCTACCGTTATGGAAGGCGCAACTCGTGAGTCAGTTACGCGTTTATGGAAACGCTACGGGTTTGAACCCAAATACCAAATTATTGAGGTGAAATTATGAGCGGTAGCGGCAGCAGCGGTGGCGGAACTTCAATCCCAACATCAACAACCAGTAGCCAAACTACGATTCCCGACTATGCCGCGCCGTATGTGCAGCAGATGCTGGGAGCTGGGGCTAGCACGGTATTCCAGTACGGAAAAGATGCCAACGGTAATGCTACGGACGCCACAGGGATGCCCAACATTACGGGGTTCCAAGGCTATCAGCAGTACCCGGGCCAACAGGTGGCTCAATTCACACCAATGCAACAGCAAGCGTTCCAAGGCGCTGAGCAAATGCAAGCTGCCCCGCAGTTAGGTAATGCCACCGGGGCCGCAAACCAAGCCACATACAACGCACTCAATACCCAGTACAACTACAACCCATACCGTACACAAAGCGCTATTGGCCCGGTGGGTGGGCAGCGTGGGTTTTTTGATGGTATGGGTGGTGGCCAAGGAATGATGCGCGGCTTGGGCGGTTTGCCCGGTGGAATGCAGGATCAAAACTCCCAGCAGATGCAAGGCCCACAAGGCCAAGGTATGGGCGGTGGTTATATGCCCGGACGCGGTTACCAGCCCCAGAGCAATGTATCGGCATATATGAGTCCTTACATGCAAAATGTAGTGGACGTTCAGTCACAGGCGGCTCGTCGCGCAGCAGGACAAGCAGGTGCCCAACAGCAGGCGCAGGCTACCCAAGCCGGAGCTTTTGGCGGAGGTCGGGACGCTGTGATGCGTGCGCAAGGCAACGCTGGTTTGCAACAAAATTTAGCAGGCATCCAAGCCACAGGATCGCAAGCAGCGTACAACCAAGCTCTGCAACAGTTCAACACCGAGCAGCAAGCACGTCAATCAGCAGCGCAGCTTAATGCACAACAGCAACAGTTTGGCGCAGGTCTTGGTTTGCAAGGTGCCCAGACGGCATTGACCGGCGCTAACACGCTGGGGACTCTGGGTCAAAACCAGTACGGCCAGAACATGGGCATTAACCAGTTGCAAAATGCAGTCGGTACCCAGCAGCAACAGGGCGTTCAGAACGTACTGAACTCACAGATGAACGACTTTCGCAATGCTGCTAACTATCCGCAGCAGCAACTAGGCTTTATGTCTAGCCTGCTTCGTGGCCTGCCGATCTCGCAACAAGCATCACAAACGTACAACGCCCCGCCTAGCGCTTTGTCTCAAATCGGCGGTTTGGGGTTAACTGCTGCGTCGATGGGCTACAAGCCGTTTGCCAAGGGTGGACAAGTTAAAGAAAGCGACGGTCTAGCCGGTCTGGCCCTTGCACGTATGGGGAAATAATATGCCGATCCCAAATGTAAACCAAATCACGACAACGCTGCGCGGCATGCCCGACCAGCAGTTGCAGCAATATGCTGCAATGCACAAAAGCGATCCGTACATTTTGTCTTTGGCAATTCAAGAGAGCAACAGCCGCCAGCAACTGCGCGCAGGTGCAATGGCAAAAATGGCTGGGCAGCAACCCCCAACAGTAGCCGACCAAGACATCGCCAAGATGTCGCAGCCGGTGATGCCACCACAGATGCCGCAAGGTATGCCGCCACAAGGCGGTGTCACGCCGATGCCGCAGGGTGCCCCGATCCCCCAAGCTCCACAAGCCCAACAAGGCCAAGGACTGCCCGCGCTCCCAGCACAAGGTGCACCGGGTATGGCCGAAGGCGGTATTGCGGGCTATGCTGCGGGTGGTGCCGGGCGTGGTGAGGGTGATGCTATTGATGCCTATCGTCAGTATGCGGTTGCCAAAGCACGCCAAATGGGCCTGAGCCCGTACTTGGCTGACAGCATTTTTCGTATTGAGTCCGGCTACCACGCTAACGCAAAGTCCAAGACCGGCCCAGTGGGCATCGGCCAACTGACAAAAGCTACCGGAAAAGCCTACGGCATTGACCCCGAAGACCGCACAGACCCGTACAAAAACATTGATGCCTCCATCGCGTACATGTCTGACTTGCAGAAAAAGTACGGCGGTGACAGTGCCAAAATGGCGGTGGCCTACAACCAAGGCGAGCCCGTACTCAACAAACACCTGCGCGATAACAACGGCCAGATCAACCCCAGCGCGCTGCCAACTGAAGCCCAAGGCTATTTGAAAAAGTTTAGCAAACTGCTGACCGCAGCCATGCCCGGCTCAAACGCCCAAGCAGCCGAACTTCCCTCCGCCGCGCCTGCTGCGCAGCCTGCGGCACCTGCGGCACAGGCTACCCCAAATCAATTAAACGCAATGCAAGACAATACTGGTTTTGATACTGGTATTGATGGTATCGCACCGACGGTTATGAACTCCCCAAATGCTGGAGTTGCTTCAAAACCCTCACCGTATAGCAGCGCTGTCGGCAGTTCTTTTGGAAAAATTGGAAGCGGTATTGCCCGTTTAATGAACCCAACAACGGCGGGCTACACTGGAGAAGCGGGTATTGATCCAGAACTTGCATCAGCCATGCTTGAAGAACGTAAGACAGCAAGCGATGCGGTTACAGCTAGTCCAAGCGTGCGGGCCCCTGAGATTCCCCATGAGCATGGTGCGTACTTGCCGGACGACACTACGACTGCTGCCGCTGAGCCGGACACTACGGGTATTGCTGCTTTGACTTCCCCCGAAGCCAAGAAAGAAGAAGGCGGCTTCAACATGAGCAACGAGGACATGTTCAACATGGGCATGGCGTTGCTGGCCGGTAAGTCTCAATATGCGCTGCAAAACTTGGGCGAAGCTGGTTTAACAATGGGTCAGATGCGCGCTGCACGCAATAAACAAGCCGCCGAAGTTGAAGCGCAAAAAGCCATGGCGCGCTACCACAATGCCTACGCCGATATCATGCCCGCAAAAGAGCAGATGTTTGAGGCTCGTGCACAGTCGTTGCTTGGTCAAGTCCCGGCTGCTCAGAAGTTTGCGGCGCAGAATTTGCTTAACTTGGCTAAGCAAGAAGAGGCTATGGCGTCAATGGCTAGCCGTAATGGGGAAATTGCTGCGGCGCAGCAGCACACGGCCAAAGCAGCTCAGTATCAGCAGCAAGTTGCTGGCATGATTTCACCCAGCGCAGGTACAATGACTGCGCAGGCTCCTGCCGGGGTTACCACTGTGCCACAAGCCCCCGACGCGTCTGCCTTTAAAATTGTTGGTACCCGGCCCGCAGGCTAGTAACAGTAACGAATATGCCCGATCAAATTTACAGCGTTCAAGCCCCTGACGGGAAAATTTACGATGTTCAAGGGCCTGTTGGTGCATCACAGCAAGACGTCATCAACACTGTCTTAGCGCAAAACCCTGCGGCGGGCATGCCGCCCAAACCTATTGGGGGTCTTCGTGGTGAGCTGGGCGCGGCCACTGAGCGCACAGGTTCGGAACTGGTTGCCGGTATTCAGTCCCTCTTGGGCAATCGCAACCAAGCCGCCGAAGAAGCGTTAAGACGCGAAGAGTCGATAGGCAAACGCTATGAAACCGAGAACAGCTTAGAAAAAATCAAAAAGGCTTACAACGCCCCCGAGGGTGGTTTGTTTTCCGCAGCCCGTACCGCCGCTGGAGAAGTTCCCGCTACGGTGGCAAGCATGGCCCCGGGGTTGGCCGAGATGGCTGGACTGCCTTTGGCGGGTACGCTGGTTGGTGGCCCAATTGGCGGAGCCATTGGTGCTGGTCTTGGCGCTGGTCTTCAGTACGTGCAGTCTATTGGTTCGGGCGTTACCGGCCAAGCTGCGCAGCAGCAAAAAGAAGGCAAGCCTGTTGACGTGAGCGTTGGCAAAGCCGCAGCCTACGCTATCCCCGAAACCGCACTCAATTACGCCCACCTAGCGCCGCTTGGTGCAAGGGTTGTCGGCAAGGTATTTGGCCCCAGCATAGAAAAACTGTTGGACAGAGGCCTGACCGAAGAGGCAACCGCTGCTGCACAAGCCAAGCTGGCGGATGATGGGTTCTGGAAAACCGTTGCCAAAGGAACCGCTGAAGGTGCTGCAATTAACACACCACTTATGGTGGCCCAGACGGCGCTTGCCCGCGCTCAGGCTGGTCAGGATTTGTTTGGCCCCGAGGCGCTTGCCCAATATGGCAGCGCGGCTACCTCTGGCGTTCTTGGCTCTCCGCTCGGTATGGTGGGCTCGTTTGGTGCACGCGGCGCAGCCCGTGAAACCGTTGGTGCAAGGCAGTCTCTTGCTGAAGCTGAAGCCGCAAAAACCCAAGCCGAACAAGAAGCTGCAACCAAAGCGCAGCAGCTACAAGACCCCGACTACCATGCGCAAGTCACGCAGCAATACCAAGACTTGCAGAAAAAATACGATGAGCTTAAAGCCGCAAAAGACGTAAAAGTTGCGGACAACGATTTCGCTGGCAAAGAAGCCAAGAACGAAGCCAAGCGGGCATTCAAGGAGTTCATGAACTCCGAGGAGACGCGGGGTGTTATGGACAAGTACCGGGAGATTCAACAGAACCCGCTTACTCCCACTGCGCCACCAACGACAGAAGTCACCAAAGCCCCGTCCATGACGACGGACGTGCAGCAGGCAATGGACACACACAACTTGCTTCAGCAGCAGTTGACTCCGTTGCAAGACCAATTTACTAAAGCCGCGCAGGCCCAAGACACAAATGCGCTGCGCACACTGCGCCCTCAGATCGAAGCGCTAAAGACAAAGATCGACGAGTCCGCAGCTAACATCGAAAAGCTAGGCGGCTCGGTACAGACGTCCGAAGAGTTGGAGACTGCGCATCAAGCAGCGTTGTCGAACATCGACAAGAGTATTCAATCCACGCACAAAAAACTGGTGGACGCGGCGCAGACGCAAGACTTGGATGCAACAGACAAGCACTCCGCCACGCTGGACGACTTGAAAAAACAGCGTGAACAGCAGATTGCGGATTACACCAAACGCCAACAAGTCCTCGCAAAGAACAAGGCCGACGCTGAAGCTGAGTTTGCACGCCGCCAAGCGGACTTGGAAAACCAAGACGTGGGCACTATACCGAACGTACCGGAAGGCGAGCCAAACGTAACCTCGTATTTGCAAGACTTGGCCAAGCTGGACGAGATGCGCAAGCAGGGATTTGACGAAGATCAGATTGAGAAGATGCGTGCGCGCATGGAAGCGCGTAGGATTGACACGTCAAAGACTGACCAAGGTTTGTTGTTCCCTGAGACGGCTGAGTCGCGCATCAATGTGGGCGGTGGCAAGGCCCCTGAGAAAACTCGGGCGCAGCTAATACAAGACTTCCAAGCCGCACGGCAGGTGCGCGACCGCCTAGGTATGCAAAACGCTATTGAGCAAATGCGTATCATGGACGAGCGCTCCAAAGCACGTTCCGAAGCGGCGCGGGGCATTGGCCCTAAAGGCGAACTCACTGATGCAGAAACCGCAAAACAGATTGCGGGTACAGGCCTTACTGCTACCGGTGCGCAGCCTGAGGCGTTTGCTCGTACGTTCACCCCTACAAACACAACGCCTGAATCCCTACGCGCCCAGATTGCGGCCATGCCGCACAACCTACCAGATCACGTAGAGAAAATACTGGATCGCGTTGTCCGCAACTTCAATGAGTTTGCCAGCAACAAAGACCGTGCCAACATGTTGGCAGAGTGGCTGCATAAAACCAGCACGTCTCAACTACACCCCGATGTAATTGCAGCGCCAGATGTTCTGCGTGAGCGCACTATTGTCAACGAACTGGACAAGCTGGACTATGCTAAGCGTCAGAAACAGCGCGGGTTGTTTACGCAAGAAGAAGCACCCATGCCGGTCACCGACGCTGAGAAAGAAGCGTTGGCAACCCTGCCCAAAGTTGAGCGCCCTGTAACCCAAGTAGAACGCGAAAACGCGGATGCCGCCAAACGTAAAGAAGAGAATGAGCGCAATGCGCGCTTGGCGACTATCCCCGGCGAGTCCATTTCTTTTGAGGCCCACAAGAAGGCTTTGGCTGTTCTTGACGATGTAACCCCACGCATTCAAGAACTCACCAACAAAGCCGGTGATGAGTCATTGCCTAAAACTACCCGCGACAAAGCCACCCGCGAACTCAGGAAGCTAGAACTAGCCAAAAAGTTTTTGCGCGGTAGTACCGAAGGCAATAACGAGCTGCGTCTTCAAGCCGAAGAAGAGCTGGCAAAGCTGCGGGTAAAAATTAAAAACCAAGAAGCCTTGGTTGCTGAAAACCCAATCAGTTCGCGCAAACAAGAGTTGGCTAAATCCCAGCGTCGAGAAAAAGAACTGGTTGCAATTATTCGCAGCTTCGGTAACAAGGCGGAGCGCACCCCCATAGAAACTACACATGCCAAAGAAAAAGCTGCGGCAGAGCGCATGGCGCGTGAGTTCCTTGAAAGAACCGCAACGCTTGAGCAGGATGAAACGCTTGGCAAGCTGCCCCCACGGGTTATTGGCCCTATGGTTCGGCGCGAAGTTACCGCCGGAGATGTACGTACAGGCAATTTGGAAACCACTAGCGAGCGCGAACTAGGTGGTGCCAATCCTGCCCGACAAGCTGGGAAACCAAAAGCGGTTACGCCCGAGGAAGCCGTTAAGTCTGGCAACAAAGCCGCCGAAGAAAAAATTGCCGCACGTGAGCCGTTGACTGAAGAAGAGATCAGCAAGCTCAACCTAGCACAACACTTCCAGTTATTTGAAGCTGCGCAGAACATGCGCCGCAACCTAGAGCGCAACCTTGCTGAAGTTAACGAGAAGATTGCCTTCTCGGAAAAAACAACGAACCCTAAGCTCAAAGATCCCACCTACCGCGAAGACTTGGCTTACCAAAAAGGCATGATTGAGAGCGATCTCAAGCGTGCCCGGGCCAATGAAGATGCGCTGGGCGCACTGTACACCGAGGGCGAAACTAAGCCAGAGCCGAAGCCAGAGCCGAAGCCAGAGCCAAAAGCAGCCCCCGCTGCCAAAAAAGCCGCGCCAAAGCCAGAGCCAAAAACAGAGCCAAAAGTTAAGAAGCAGCCCAAGCTTACCCAAGAAGACATTGATGCTGGCGTCGAGTCCATGGGCCGCGCTATTGATAAGCAGTACGGCACCAAGATGGATCCCACGCATGAGCTGCATGGGAAAACGTACTCCGAGGCTGCGCTTATTGGCGCAAAGAATGCTCGCACTCCGCTGAACAAAAAATTATTTACCATACTTGCGGAAGTGTTGAAGAGCGCGCCCACTAGCGACATGCAGGGCCGCGTATTTGTTACGTCTGAAAAAGGTAAGTACACAGCCAAAGATGGGAAACCGGGGATGGCCATTGGGCATTACGACCCCGCAAAGAACTACGTTTTAGTTCCCAGTGCAAAAGCCAGCACCAAAGCCACTAATGTTTTATTGCACGAGTTGCTGCACGCCGCTACATCGCGTGGTGTACTCACAAACGTAGAACTTAATCGCCGTATAACGGAGCTGCGCGACACGGTTACTAACTGGCTTAACACGCCCGAAGGTAAAAAGTATTACCGTGAAAAAGGCCACTGGCTGAAGACAACCGTGGAAGGTTACAAGGCATACGGTCTTACCAACAACCACGAGTTTTTGGCGGAAGTTTTTTCCAATAAACAGTTCCAAGATTTGCTCCAGCAAATCCCATCAACCACGCCCAAGCAGTCAATTATGACGCGCTTGGTAAATGCGTTTGCCAATTTCCTGCGCTTTGTTAAACCAGAAGAGCGTTCGCTGCTGCACGATGCGCTGGAAGTCACCGACGAGATGATGGAGCACACCGAAAAAGTAAACGCTATGCCGGTGGATTGGAAAACGTTGAGGCACAACGAGCCGGTTGGCGCGGATGCTGATGTTTTTAATGCACCGCCCGAATACGCTGAAGGGTTTTCCAAAGCTGGCGCGCTGGCAAAGAAAGTCGTGGCAACCGAGAAGCCCCTGACCGAGCGCTATAACGGTATGTCTTTTGGCCACGCAGGTCTTGAGTTCATGACCAAAATGGTTGACCAGTTTGCGCCCTTGGCAAAAGCATCCAAATTGATGGACTCCCTGTCCGGTATCCAGATGATGCACGACTTGCGTATGGTCGGCCAGCGCATGAATTTGCTTGGCCAAGTTGTCGGCCATGGCCCGTTGCAACGCGTTGAAATTACCCGTGCAGATGGCAAAAAGGAATGGGTCTACCAAGCGGCTGATGGCGCTAACCTTGTCAATGTAAACAAGTTGTTGTCAAACGCCAACAACATTACTGGCGGGCAACCGGCTACCAACAGCCTGTTCTCCCTGTACAGCATTGCCCGCCGCGCTGAGCGCGTTGGCTTGGACAAGTTGAACTATGATAAAACCATCACAGCCGCTGACTTGAAAGCTGCGATGGACGAGATTCGCGCTAAGCCCGGACTGGAAAAGATCTTCAATGCTGCGCACGACGAGTATCAAAATTTCAACCGTGGCTTGATTAACTTTGCCGTTAAGGCTCGGTTCTTGTCCAAAGATGTTGCAGCCAAGATGCTGTCCAGCGCTGACTACGTTCCCTACTACCGCGAAAAAGCCAACGGCGAAGTTGCGCTCATGATGGGCAACGAAGAGATCACGCGCATCGGCAATATCAAAGGCCAGCCATACTTGCACGAGCTTGTTGGCGGCAACGAGCGCATCATGGATTTCAATACGGCGGCAGTTCGTAACGCCAACATGCTGCTGGAAATGAGCTTGCGCAATCAGGCTGCGCTGGGCGCGGCCTACAACCTACGCGACATCGGCATGGCAGTTGTTGGCAAGGGCACGGCTTCTGGCAAGAACGTCTTTAACTTCAAAAAAGACGGCGAGGCGTACCACGCCATGGTTAAAGACAGCAAAGACATTCCTGCCGATCTGTTGGTCAAAGGTATGGAGGGCATCCCCGTCCAAACCAGTTCGTTGCTGCGCGTTATGGGGTTGCCCAGCCGCTTAGTACGCAACATGTTCACCGCGAACCCTGTGTCCGCCGGACGGATTTTGTTCAAGGATACGCTGTCTTCCGCGCTGACTGCGGGCTCTGACTTAACAAGCGTGGGTGCTGCGTTCAAGAGCGTTGGCGACAACTTGATGGAGCGCCGGGGACTGTCTGGCGGTGAAGTGTTCCAAGGACTGCCTGACGATATGGCAAACATCCTGCGTGAAGTCCAGTCTGGCAAACCCGGATGGGAAACGCTGCTGGCCAAAGCCCACGTGCTGCACGCCAAGGCAGATGCCATGACCCGCCAGATCCGCTACGAGAGTTACCGCAAACAAGGCCTGTCGGATATGGAAGCTAGCTACATGGCGCTGGAGTCCATGAACTTTACCAAGCGGGGCATCTCGCCAAGTATCCATGTGCTGAACACGCTCAACCCGTTCATCAACTCCCAAATCCAAGGCATCAACACCTTGGTGCAGGCGCTTCGCGGCAACATGCCGATGGAAGAAAAGCTCAAGATTCGGGAGAAGATATTCCAGCGCGGCATGCTGGTTGCTGGCGGCACAATGCTGTACTCCGCCATGATGCAGGACGACAAGGCCTACAAAAACGCTTTGCCCGATCAGAAGTACAACAACTGGTTTGTACATTTCCCCGGCGTGGATGAGCCCGTTCGTGTGCCAATTCCGTTTGAAGCAGGCATGCTGTTCAAGTCAGTCCCCGAAGCGCTGATTAATGCCATGTACGGCAAAGGCGAAGACGCTGCTGAAGGTATGCGCCAGACGGTACAGAAAATGATCCCCGGCGGTGACACGCTTGGCATCCCATTGGCGCTGCGCCCCGGCATCGAAACCTACTTGGACAAGTCCTTCTACACAGGCCGTGACCTTGAGAGCAAGCATGAGCAGTCGTTGCAGCCGGGCTACCGCACCCGCCAAGGTACATCGGCTTTTGCTGACTCGCTGGGCGAGGAGCTTAATGTATCGCCGATCAAGATCGACCACCTAATCCAAGGATACACTGGCGGCTTGGGGCTGGCTATTATGAACATGGCGAGCAGCTTAGTTTTTGGCAAGCAGAGCACCGGCCCCGAAGCCAAACTCTCTGGCATGCCGGTCATTGGCAGCACGTTCCAGCCCGAAGATGCAGGCGGCATTGTGGAGCACGCGTATAAAACCATGAACGAAATTTCTCAGGTTCAGGCTACGTACAAAGACTTGCTGGCAAAAGACCCCGCCAAAGCCGAGGCATACAAAAACCGTTACGCCGAAGAGTTCAACAAGGCGGGCTTGGCCTCCGGGTTCACCAGCACGATGAACGCAATGAACCAACAACGCACTGCGGTTATGGCATCCAAGACCATGACCCCCGCTGAGAAACGTGCTTGGCTAGAGAACTGGCAAGCTAGGCGGACGGCTTTTGCTGAACGGCAATTGGCGGTCGCGAGCCCCTAAAAAACAGCAGACCATAGCGCCCAGCACAGACGCCCACAATCGCGTGGGCGTTAAAGACACGGGCCTCCATAGCCTTGTGAATGCCATCCGTGCGGAGGGATTCCGTGTCAAGGCAGGGGATGAAGAACCCCTGCCCCTGCTCAACTCTGTGCCAAGGCCAGCGGATGTTTAACTTCTTCGTCAAGCTGATCCTCCTCTCGGGTGATCTTGATGACCCCCACGCGCATTGGCGGGCCGTTGGTTTTGGATAGAAGATCCTTCTTGGCTATGTACGACACCACAAACTGCTTTTCAATCTGCGCCTTGAATTCCGCATAGCCAAAACTGTAGCCTGAGCAGTACGACTTGAGTACGCGCTCCTCAATGTAAAAGTCCACGTACCCCACAGAGATGCCGTGTTCAATGCGGCCCATGACCTGCGATCGGGTTGTGTTCTTGTCCACAGCGGTGCTGTCTCCAAGCCGCGCCATAGGCCCAGCCTTGTCGCCGTAGTGCACGATGACGAACTTGCCAAAATGCTCCTGCACAAAGCTGTTGAGGATGTCCTCGGCGCTGCGCTTGTTCTTGGTCATGGCATCACGCACGGTGTTAATAGCGCGGCGGTAGCTCTCTATCATAGGCTCGATAGGCACGTCAACAATGTTTGCGTACTTATTGCCGAAATGCAGCGCCGCTGTCACCGCGCAGCCTACCCCAGCCATCCAAAAGCGCTCGTCGTTGGGGGCGTGGAAGACCTTGTACATCTGCGTGACGGTCTTCTTGGTCATCGCCTTGATCTCATCAAAGTGGTCAACCATGTATTGCGCCCACACATCCCCGGCCAGCCCGTAGTTGTCTTGGATGGACTTGATGATCTCAATCTCTTCAGGCGTCCAAGACAGCTTCTCGTTGATAATCCACTCCAACTGGCGGCGCAGCTCACCCTCGGAGGAAAACTTGCGTACCCCGGTCATGTAGTCCACGCCGTGCGTGTTGGAAGATAGCAGCGCTATCGTCGCCCACGTAGACAGGTTCAGCCGTTCCTTGTTGGAGCCGGACTCCATGCGCTCCTTACCTCGCCCCTCGCTGACGGTCATGGTGAAAGCTGGAAACCACTCCACGTCTTTGTGGTTGAGCGTGGTGATCTCGTCGCTAACAAACGGCAGGCTGTGTAGCATGCCCAAGCGTTGCTGCATTGCAACAGGAGACGTGCCCGAGCCGGTGCGGTAGTGCATGGGGTGGCCCCAAATAGACGCAGCTCCGTCAAGCGCCAATGACTTGCCTGTACCAGATGCTGTTGAGCAGCAGTGAACCGTCAGTCCATACAGTCCAGTAAAGCGCATCAGCGGTGCACCAGCGCCCAAGAAGATAACGGCCAGTTGATCCCACAGCTTGCGCGAGATGAGCAGGTTTATGAACTTGACCCAGTTCTCCATCACTCCGGTGATCTGCGTATTGGCCACAAGATTTTCCAGCCCCGGCAGCGGTATCTTGACCGGCTGTTTGCCCGCTTCGTAGATCATGCCGCCATGCAAAAACGTGCCATCAGTCTGCCAGCCGTAGTGGTCAGGCACATCAACTGGTGCTCTCTCGCTGCTGAGCTTTTCTACCGTAGCACGTACATAATCAAACAGGTTCTTGTCGTTGCCCGAACCAAATGCCGCCACTATATTTTGTGCAGCCAAATTTTTAAGTGTCTCGTCTTTACTCACAACAGCCCTCTGAGGTAATGTAACTTCCTGTGCCCCGCCTTTACGCACCGCCACCATGTGGATGGTGTGCTCGCCCTTGATGTTGAGGATGTCCAGCGGGAACAGATCAAATGGGAGCAGCATGATTTGGCGCTTGGTCTTATTGCCGTCAGCGTCTTCGTCATCACGCTCCATAAAAATCCCGCCGTGTTGCCCATAGGCATACCCACGCGGGGGCTCGGGCCGCAGAATCTTCTCTGCCTTCCCGTTTTCTTGCTCGATCACGACTTCTTTGGCTTCAGTACTTACTGCCGTTTCCCGGCCCAGCGCCAGCGGGTTGGTGATCTTGCCCCAGTGTGTACACCCTGTACACACGCCCGGGTTCTCCGAGTCAAACTTGGTGCAGGGGTACGGCCCCTTGATCTCGGCCAGCTTGGTGCGCATCCGGTCTTCATCATAGGGGTGCAGGCCGCTGAGCCATATCACTGCCTTCTCGCCGTCCTCGCACTTCTGTGCAATGCTCAGGTGCGCCCGCCACAGCGGTTCCATGCCGTCCTCAGACGCGTTCTCCGCGTAGTATCGAAGCTGGTCGCAGCCCCGACCCTCCTTGGTCGCCTTGAAGATATTGCCGAACTTGGTGACCGAGTTCTTGAACATCTCTAGCATCGTGCCTGTGGGGGCCTGCGTGGGCTTGGTGCCCGGCAGCGTCAATGAGTTCTCGCGTGGGGCCTTGACCTCGTAGGCTGTGCCCACCAAGTGTTTCTCCACCAGCGCCCGGATATCGTTGAAGTCAAAGTGGTCGCCCGCATTTTTAAACTTGACCTGCGTGACCTCACGGACGCGCTTATTGTTCTTGATGCCTGTGTTAACCGTATCAAAGACGCGCAGCACCCTCGACGCATCAGCCGTAATCGTTTGGTCGATGTCCAGCTTCTTTTGAAAGCATAGGCGCTTGAACCCCTCAGCCACCGGCTTCCACTCTTCGATGTCCACCGCTTCTTTAAACGGCCAGTACGCGTGTACCCCGCCACCCGAGGCTACCAGCCAAGGGTTGCCCAACCCAGACAGCCCTACCTCTTCGGCAAACTGCATGATGGCTTGGGCCGCTAACTTGGCTGATGCATACGCCTTGGGTTTGATTACGCCTTTCTTATCGGGCAAGTCTTTTGGGTGGTTGCAGTCCACGTCCACTGCTATGCAGCGAACCATGTGCACATTGGTTGCAAGGCGTCGATCTAAATCCCCAAACGTACCAAGCGCAAAGTAAACGTCAAGCCCTTGCTTGTTCCACGCGTCTATCTTTGCCTGCGCTTGATCCAACGTATCTACATAAACATGCTCCTTATTTTTTGATAATTCAACAACACAGTACCTACCATTCCCCGGGGGCGGCAGTACCTCCGCTAGAAACTCAAGCGGTTCCATAGGTATCCTTGGGGTTTGGTTTAAGACAGGTCTAGTTCTAGTTGGTCAGGGTTGTGTACAGATTCTTCCTTCCAATCGCGCTCAGTGCGGCGCAGCATTTCTTTGGCCCAATCAAGGGGCAGGATGTTAAAACCCGCAATGTACGTCAAGCGCTCCAGTTCGTCGTTGGTTAGGGATTGAGGTTGTAGGCTGTGCATATTCTTCTCCATGCCTCGTCGGCAGTTTGTGATGTTGACATAATGCTGTTAAGCAGTTCCACGCGCTGTTGATACGCGACAAAAACTTCCTTACCAGCAAACCAGTTGTAGACCGTCTGACGCGTTACGCCCAAGGCGTAGGCAATCTTGGTCACAGGAAACTCAAGGTGCACAGCCCAGCGCCCAAGCGTATTGCCCGGGGTTCGCGGAGCGTGCGTTATTAAGTCTTTAGTTTTTTGTGAATAGGCCATAACGTTTCGTCAAAGGTGGGGGTACTCGCTGCGTCTGTGTCTGACCCTTTAAATCAGGCGGCAACTATGGCCGCAACGCCAGCATCCGCTTTCCCCCCGATAAAATTACTCGTCGTCCCAGTCAGCAACAATGTTGGCTAGGTTGCTTTTAGCCGCAGGAACAGCGGTGGTTTTCGCCGCAGGCTTACGCACTTCCGGTTCGGCATCCGCTTCGGCTTCCACAGGTGCGGGCTTGGCTTTGGCCTTTGGTTTGGGCGCTTCTTCCTCTACTGCGGGTGCAGCAATGGGCGTGCCTTCCAGCTTCAAGGGGGCGGACTTTACACCATCCGATTGGGCAACAGTCATTACGACTGCACGCTTGGCTTCCTCGGATTCACCTTGCGTCTTGACCACAGCATACTCGTCATCGGTCAGCCAGCGTACTGGGGCAAACACTAACTTGGGGCTCTCCACTTTCGTGTCGAACTTCATGCGGGTCACGATCTGCTCGGGGTTGATCGGCGGGTTTTGTACAGCCAAATAGCGCACAAATGCTTGCAACGGACGCTTATCGCCTTCTTCTTTGCCAAAAACAGACGTAGCTGGCAGCGTCAACTGGAGCACGTCACCCTCGGGGTTGTTGGCCAGCACCACAGCCAAGCGCTGTTGGTAGCGGCAGGCGCGGCTATTGCCTTGGCCCGAACCGGCTACGTTCTGTCCGCACGACATACAGGTGGCAGATTGCTTGTTGCCTGCGGCAACGTCCGGCTTCTCGCCGTCATTGCTCCAGCAGTCAGGGGCTGCGGAGGCTGCGTCTTTGTCGTACGACCCAGCGTAGAACACGCGGCTGACTTTGGATGCGGCCTTGACAACGATCACGTCCAAATGGCGCTCGTCAATTGATGCGACTTCTTTGCCTCCGGCCAGCAGGCGGAACACACCCCCCTTGATCGAGATGCGCTTGGTGCTTACACCGGCTGCGCCGCCCATGAGGGCCTTGGCTGTTTCAGATAACTCGTTGTTACGAGCGAATGCGGGGACGGCTGCGCCGCCAAAAATGGCTAAATTGCTCATTTAATTTTCCTTGGTTAACGTGGTTTGGTTACAGTGATATCGTACTCAGTTGTCGAGTTGAGTCCGGGGGGAACAATGGTGGGGTTCTCTTCAAGAAAGTGCGCCATGTTGATCTGCGCAATGCGCTTCTCCAGTAGGTCTACCATCCTGTGCTCAAGGATAAATTCCTTGAACGAGTCCCAGTCTTGGGTGTTGTAGCGCGTCTTGGTGGTTAGCGTTACGGTACCCATATCGGTGCGTACAGACTTGACGCCCAGCGTCTTCATCTGATCTTTCATCGCAAACTTGATCTCGTCTTGCTGCGCCTTGAGGGTCTCCACTTGCGTGTCGTACTCCTTGGTCAGCACACCGATCTTGTCCCGAATCTTGCGGTAGATCAGGGCCAATTTATCTAACGGTATTGCTTCTTCTGACATTTACTTCTCCTGTTTGTTGTCTAAGATTGGACAGTTTACACGGTTTTTATGGGCCTACAACTCCTTTCACGATTTAATTTCTGTATCGAAAAGCTGGGTCAATAGTGCGTGGTCATCGACCTTGGCGCTCAGCGCCTTGAACATCTTCTTCTCAATGGGCGAGCCTTGGATGTGCACCACCGTCACCTTGTCCGAGTCCTGCCCTTTGCGGTCAGCCCGCGCTATACACTGCACATACTGCTCTACGCTCATCAGCGGGCCGTAGAACACCACGGTGTCAGCGGCTGTTAGGGTAATCCCGTGGGCCGTAGCCTGCGGCTGCATAACCAAGACGCGGGGGCTCTCCTCGTGCTGAAAGCGCCGGATGATATCAGCCCGCTTGGTTGGCGGGATGTCGCCGTGGATGCACTCAGCCGGATACCCTTTCTTGGCTAGGTGGTCAAGGATGGTGGTTATGGTGTTGCGAAACAAAGCGAAGATAATGACCTTGCGGCTGGTCTCCTCCAGTATCTCTTCCAGCACAGCCAGCCGGGGCGCTGAGTCAAACTCCACCACTTCCTTGTCGTCGGTGTAGGCTGCGCCGCAGGATATCTGCAACAACTTAGACACGCCAGCAGCAGCGTTGACCGCACTGATCGTCTCTCCCGAAGCCTCGATGAGCATCTTATCTTTGAGCAGGTTGTAATACTTGGCTTGCTGCGGCGTTAACGGCACATCGCGCACCATCGTCAGCACTGGCGGTAGGTCAAGGCACTGCTCTTTGGTGTAGCGGATGGCCGGTTGCAGCGCCTCGTGCACCATATCAATCGACCCCGCCTTGGGCGTCCACTTGTACATGGTGGCCTTGTACATAACTTTGTCGCGCCAGCCTGTGAAAAACAACGGCACGCCAGTGGGGTTGACTAGCTTAGCCAGCCCATAGGCATCAGCAGGGGACTGTGCAGCAGGGGTGCCTGTCATCATCCATAGGTTTGTCTCGGGACGCAGTATGGACTTGAGCGACTTCCAGCGCCGTGTGCTGACCGTCTTGTAAGCGTTTGCTTCGTCCACAATAACCAAATCAAACCGCCCATCAGCTATAACTTCGTTGGCAATCAGGTTCAGCCCATCGTAATTGGCAATCACAAACTCGTAATCCTCTTGCACCATCTCGATACGGCGACTAGCCTGCGTATGGTGAGCGACAACGGCAGAGCGATGGATGATGCTGTTGTTCAAATCGCCCAGCCACGCAGACTGCATGATCGACAAGGGGCACAAGATCAACACACGGCGAATCTTGCCAAGGCTCATTAGGTAATCAGCAGCCCACAGCGCCGATAGTGTCTTGCCTGTGCCCGGCTCCGAGAACACAAATGCCTTGCGGTGCAGCGTCAGGAACGCAGCTGTTTCGATCTGATGTGCCATAGGCTTGTACTTGCCGGGCCAGTTGTATCGTTTTGTAATAGGTGATGGGACGTTCTTGACCCCGAGATTGCGCAGTACGCGCACTTCGTCCAGCCCCCAGTACACAGCAATCTCACACCCATCGTCATACTCAGCGATGACTTTGTGCTTTGGGATGATGTTGTACTTGTTAGGGTTGCGGGTCTTAAACAGTATTGCTTTATCTTCTACGATTTGCATTTGCTTCTCATGTAATTATTTGTTGTCGCCTTGATTGGCGTTGCGGCTACGCAGTCTCAAGTTACCCGGCGTTGACTTACCACCTTTGCGCAGAGGCTTGATGTGGTCGATGTCTTTACCGGCGCGGTCGATTCCTTTTTGGTCATACGCACGCCGCGCACGCTGGCGTTCATGCTGGTCAGACCCCGGCCCGGACTTGCCGGTCTTGAGATCTTGCTGGTATTCTTTTTTGTAATCACGGGTTGCCATCACAGTTCCTTTCAGTGTCTTGGATGATGTGCACAAGTGGTGGCCGGACACCACGGACATAACGGCGAAGGCTTGGCGTTCCACACGCCGGTCTCATGTGCTTGCTCGATGCGTGCAGCACGCTCACGGTACTCCCACCACAACTCTTCTGCTTGTTCAAAAGTCACACAGTGCTTGACCATGCTGCCCTTGACGATGAACAAGAGCGCTGAGTTGACTTTGCGGATGTGCGGGTAGTGTGCGAACACCATGATCGACATGAGTTTGAGTTGGTCGCGGTCAGGGTACTTGTCCGAGCCGGTCTTCCAATCCACAACCCACGCCGTCAGGTTGTCGTCGTCGATGATAAGCATATCAGCTATACCCCGCACCCATGCGTCTTTTGCCATCCAGCTGCAAGGTTCTAACTCTTGCGTCAGCGCCATCTTCTGCTCAGCCAGTACGCGCCCGGGCTTCTTGAGTAACTCATCAACCACAGGCACAAACTGCTGATAGGCTTCGGGCACTGGCGTTTGATCGCGGATATAGTTCTCCAAGGCTTTATGTACCTCGTTGCCGTACCTTGTTGCCTCGGTCTGTATGAATGGGAAATTCTTTAAGACCTTGACCTCTTGATACCGCTTGGGGCATCCCTCGTAGTCCTTGAGCGAACTGTGACTCCACGATATAACTTTCATGCTGACTCCTGTTTTTTTTCTTTAGCCGCAGCGGCGCAGTCGTGACAAATTACTTTTCGTACACTGCCAACACCAAACGGTATTGTTATGGTTACGCTGTGTCTTGTTTTTCCTTTTTGACACTGCCAGCAAACGTGTTTGTTTCTACTGTACAAAGCTCTGTCAGACTTCTCAGATGCTTCATGCTTCATCTTCAAAAGCCCTAACGGGTTTAAGTAACCTGTACCGCGCATATCAAAACCTCGCTGTCTTGACGGCTTGTGCCAGTCGGGTTGAGAACTCTTCGACAAACTTTTCATTTACATGCAGCGAGTGTCCCATGTCGTGCAGTATGGCGTGTGTGAGTTCGTGCCAAAACGTAGCGTGCATTTCATGTTCTTTGAACTTGCGGCCTGACACGTTGCTCTTGCGCGCGATTCTGATATGTTGTTTGTCATAAGCCACTGAGCCCTGCCACGACTTTTCCAACATTGCCTCGACAATCTCAACAGAATACTTCTTGTGCCCAACCCGCACCATGCGGGGGATGGGCGTTTTTTCCTTCGTTGCCATTGCTTCTCCTATCCTTTTGCTAACCCATAACGACGGTGCGCGCCACCGTCAGCGTTCAACGGAATCCCCGGCAAATACCGTGGCTCCATAGTCATTTGCGCCAAGACCCAAGTCTTAGCGTCAGCTACCTCTGCGTTGGGCACAACGGCAATAAGCTCATCGTGCACAGTACCCTTGACGGGATACCGTTTCGATACGCGCAGCATGCCGTCAGTCATCACGATACGCGCAACGGCCTGCGTTACGTTATTCGTTATCTTGCCTGCATACAGTTTGGTAGCGTCTGGCCCGTATACCCACTGGCTCCTACCTTTATCATCTTTAACTTGTCGTAGATCAGGATACAGCAACTTCATGCCGTTGGGCAACTCAATCTCGCCCTTCCTGAACACAAGGCATTTATACCTGAATTCCCGGCCCTGCGCAAGCGCCGTGTCAATTAAGCCACTGCACATTTCCCAAAATGATACCACCGGATGCGCCGTGTTACGGTAAATGTCGATGATCTTCTTGGCCGCCACGCAGTGAATGAGCAGCTCCTTATTCGTGCAGGTGTGGGGAATCTCCAGCATCTTGACCACGTTGTCCTCCCAGTCAAGGAACTTATCTACGTACGCCTTATCCACGCCCAGCTTGCGGGCAAACTCCTTGTCGTAGCGCACTGGCGGAGCACCGAGGAAACCTACCATAAGCTGCGCAGCGAACGACGACCAGCCTAGTCCATAGCCGCAATTGTGGACAATCAACGGCCCTCCGTTTGTCAGAACTGTGTACCTATTTCTCGGCCCCGCATAAGCGATGTCGTAGGTCTGCATTTTCTGCTTCAAGGGCTGCGATGTGGTTGCGTAGCTCGACGACTTCTCTTGCTGTGATCCTGCGCTTGTTGGACATATTGGTGCTGCGGCTGACG